GGCGATGACACCGGGCTTCACTCCAGCTCGCGCCGTTTGCTCCGCAAGCGTCCGCGCGTTCCCCTCACGCGCCGTCTTGAGGAGCAAGGCTTTCGCGTCTGCCTCGGCCTTATTCTTCCAATCGATCGTGATGGTGCGGCGGATGGCCTGTAGCGATGCGCGGGTCATTAGCCCCTCACGGTCATTTCAATCCGCACCAGCGTCCCGTTCATATAGATCGGCGTTGCCGCGGTGACGTTCCGCACCTTGCCTTGGATCACGGTCTTGTCGTTCGCACGGGGTGGAAGCGGCCAGCTTGCCGCGGTCATTTCCGTGGGCGAGCAGATAACCTGGGAGTCGCCCTGGATGATGCCGCCGACCAACTCTTGCGGGCTGTAGGCTCGGACCGATGCGCGCACACCTACGTCCGTATTCACGCCGTTGGTAATCCGGCGCACGACAATGTCCTCTCCCGTCGCTGCGAGCAGGCGGTCGAGGGAAGCGATGGCGTTCGCGGGAATCATCGGTAGTTGATGTAGGGTGCTAGGTCGTCCATGACATCGGACGGGATGGCCGGGTCGCTCGTGGGCGGAACCCAATAATCGAACTCACCGACGCCCTCGATGCGCTCGCGTTTGAGGCCGGGATCGCGAGATCCTGCCATCCAAACGATGCCAGCATAGCGCGCAGCGGCCTTCTTCAGATCGTCTGGAACAGTTGCCCATCCGGCAACGTAGGTGACGACAACCTTCCCGCACGGGAACCAGGCCGGATAATCGCTGCAGAGGCGGCGGATCACGCCCGCGCCGTTCTGCGTTTCGTAGTCCGTCGAGACCACGGCGACGTCATTCTCAGTCACCGATGAGACCGAGACAATCGGGCGCCGGGAAAGCACCAATTCGTGCGTCGGATGCCGGAGCCGGAAGGTCTCCACGAGCGTCTCGCTGCGCAGGGTCGGCGGCGTCACACCGTCCGTCGCCAGCTTGCAGGCGCGCGCAATGGATGCGGCGACGCGCGCACCGAGCGTCGTCAGCGCGGAATCACTGCCGGTGCCGGTGACGCCCGTTGCCGCCTTGAGTTCGTCAAGCGACAGAAGCGTCGTGTCCGCGGCAGCGGAGGAGACGGAGAGAATGGAGGAATGCATGGGAGAACTGCGGGACGGCCGAGGCCGCCCCGCTACGTCTCAGGTCGCTTACGCGGGCGGGTTGGCCGTCGGCGCGTTCGCCGGGTGGCCGAGCACCGCCACGGCGGCCAGCAGGGCCGCAGAGGCGTTGTTGGCCGGCGTGATGGTCAAGCGCACATAGCGCTTGCTGCCGCGATAGCCGATTTTAAACACCTTGTCGTCATCCGAGAAGGTGAACGAAGCGGCCGTCTCGGTGCCGAGCAGGTCAGCATCCGCCACAGCCGCGGCATCGGAGAGGTTGGCGGCGTCGCCCTCCTCAACCAACGCGGTAAACGTCACATCCGCATCGGCCAGAGAGCCGGAGAGGATGAGGAACTCCAGGGCGTCGAAGCCCTGACGATCGATGATCTGCGACACCTGAGCGGTGTTGTCGCTGACCGAAACGGGCGAGATCGCGCGCTTCGGAGCAATGTTGTTGTGGAGATCGCGCATGGGAATGTCTCCTGTGTCTGCGCGTGAATGGGGAGCGCTGGCCGGGAGCGGCCGAAGCCGCTCCCGGTTGCGTGCGTGCCGTCAGCCGTTAGGCTTACGACGCCGCGATCTTCATCAGCTTGATGGCCTCGAAGTTCTGCACGCCGCCGCCGACGCGGCGGGTGGTGTAGAACTTCACGTAGGGCTTGGCGGTCAGGTTGTCGCGGATCACGACGGTTCCGCGGCGATCAACCACCACGTAGCCGCGGCGGAAGTCGCCGAAGGCGACCGGGTACTCGTTCGAGCCGACGTCCGGCATGAAATCGTCCGTCGCCACCGGATAGCCCAGCAGAATGCCGACCTGCCCGCCCTGGAGGCCCGAGGGCGCCCAGATGTAGTTGCCCTGGCCATCCTTGAACTTCCGGATCGATCCGAGCGTGGCGTCGTTCATGATCCACGACGCGCCGCCGCGGTACTGCCGCTTGAGCGCGTGCACGAGATCAATGAGCGCGTCCGACGGATTGGAGGCCGCGAAGTCCGACGCCGCACCCGATGCCACGTAGCCGAGCTTGCCCCAGGCATAGCTGGCGTTCGCGACCGTGGTGTAGGACAGCAAGCCGCGAGGCTGGTTGATGCCAGTGCCGTTGATGAAGGCGTCGCTTTCCTTCTCGGCGAAGATCAGGCCGACCTCATCGCCCAGCCACGCCTCGACGTCGACTGAGGCGTCCTCGAGAAGGTCGGTCGTGGCGCGCGGCTCGGCCCACATCTTGCCGGGCACGAACTCGAGATCGGACAGCTTCTGCGCGTCTGTCTCGGAGGGGCCGCCGGTCTCCCCAACCCAACCGCCGAAGCCGGCCGCGGTGGTCGTCACGGCCTTCTTGTAGCTGGGGCCGCCGATCGTGCGGACCGTGGCAACGCCGCGCATGGCGCCCATGCTGGAAACGATGCGATCGATGGTCTGATCGATTTCCGGCGGGCAGAGATAGCCGCCGTCGGGGTCGGAGCCGACCGTGAGCGACGCCATGACGCCGCCGTCGAGCGTGCGGTTGTCATAGCGGAGGGCCTTCACGAACGACTCGCGGTAGGCACGGTAGCCCTCGGCGTTCATGTCCGCGGGAAGCGGGCGGGAAAGTCGCTGGGCGTGCGCCTTCAGCGTCAGGTTGAAGCCGGCGCGCGCCTTGGCCTCGTCCTTGTCGACATCGGTCGGGAGCTGCGGGCGGTTCGCCTTCGTCTCGACGTCCTTCAGGGCGTTCGAGAGGTTGGTGATCTCCGTATTGATGCGATCCACGGCCTCGCGAGTCACGACGTCAGCCGAGCCCTTGGTTTCGATTTGCGCAAGGCGCTCGTCGTTCTTGGACTTGAACTCCTCGAACGCGCGATTCAGCGACGCAATGAGTGCAACGGGATCGGAGCCGTCGGCACGGACGCGACCGATGAGGCCGCGAACGCCCGAAATGCTGGGGGTTGCGACGGCACCCATGGCAAGCATGGCGAGGCCGTCGGAATGGGAGTGCAGCGCGAGCGGCATGGAACCGTCGGCGCCGAGCGAGAAGGCGACCAGCGCGACAAGCGCGATCGTCGCCAGAATGGCGATACGCTTCATTTTCGGTCCTTTCGAGCGGATTTGCCGCTCAGTTCTGGAGGGTTTGGATGGCTCGCAGCACCTCGGCCGCGAGTTCTTCAGTGCCAGCGCTCGGCGTGGCGGGATCGGCAGCGCTCGGCGTGCCGGTCTTGAACTCTTTGAGCAATTCGCGCCGCTGCGACCGGGGCATGCCCTGGCGCGCGAGCGCGACGTCGATCTTCCGGGCAGCGATCACGGGTGCCATGGCTGCAGCAGCCGCGGCGTCCTGCTTCACCATGTCGGCCGGTAGGAGCGAATCGGCGAATCCCTGGTCGACGGACTGTTGGCCCGTGAGCCAGGTTTCCTTATCCATCATGTCTGCGAGCGTCTTGTCATCGATGCCGGTCCGCGCGGCGTAAATGCTGCGGATCGAAGCGTCGAATGGCTCCAGCGTGTCGGCGACCTCGCGCAGATCGTGGCGATTGCCCATCGCGAGCACCCACGCATTGTGGATCATCACGAAACCGGACTTCGCGACCTCCACCTTGTCGCCCGCCATGGCGATGATCGAGGCGGCCGAGGCCGCAAGGCCAACGACCTTAACCGTGACGTTGTGCGGATGCTCGCGAAGCTGGTTGTAGATCGCGATTCCCTCGAACAGATCACCGCCCGGCGAGTTGATGTTCACAACCACGTCGCGCGCGCCGATCGAACGCAGGGCATTTGCGGCGCGCTTCGCCGTGAAGCCGCCGCCGGTCCACGGATCCTCGCCGATCACGTCGTAGATCGAGATCACGTTGTCGGCGCCGCCGTCAGCGGCGGCGCGCACGGCCGCGTCCCAGCGATCCAGCGCACCGGGGATGATGCTCGCATCGAGCGAATGTAGGTCGTCTCGCGCCTGAACGGTCGGCAGCTTGCGGATGCTCATGGTGCGTTGCCTGCGGGCTGTTGGGCCGGGACGTTGGTGGGCTTCGGCAAATCCTCGCCGCCCGGAATCGGGTTTTCGCCGACGTCTCGGCGAATTTCGTTGGGCGTGAGCCATGCCGGAGAGCCGCCGGCACCGAGCGCCTTGGAGTAGTATTCCGCCTGATCCTTCATCGCGCCGCGCATCAGTTCGCGTTCATCGAAGTCAGCGCAGTAGAGGCGGCGATCTGTCGGGCTCATCAGACCGACCTCGATGTCCTGCTCGATGCGCTGATACCATGGCATCAACGTGTGAACGACGTGCGCAATGAACATCTGCTCGGCGCTCGCGTAGGTCGCGGTCTTGTCCGAGAGACCGACCATGATCGGCATCACGCGGAAATGACGGCAAATCTCCTCGATTTGGAGCTTTCGCGTTTCGATGTGCTGCGAATCGACGCCGTTCATCGTGATCGGCGTGAATTTTGCCGAGCTGTCGAGAACAAGCGGCTTGAATGCGTCCTCGAGCCGCAAATGGTTCTCGATCCACGCCGTTAGGCGCTTGTGCTGGTCGTCCGTCAGCGTTCGTTCAACAGAATAGACGCCGCTCGCACGCAAGCTGTTCTTGTGGAGCCGCGCCTGTGTCGATTCCGACGCCATCGCAAGCCCGATCGACTCCCGCGCGAGATGCACGGCATGAAGACCCATCCACGAGTTCCATGACGGGCCGCGAACGTGCCAAATCGCCTCTTGCGGGAACTCCTGAGACTGGCCGTTATGCGCGCGGACCGTGTATGTCAGCGACCAATCCGGGTTTTGTTTGACCGTCACCCACTCCGGCAGGAATGGAATTAACTCACGGATTTCGCCGCGAACGACGTTCTTGTAGGCGAAGAAATTACCGCTCAGCGCCGTATGCGCCATGAGCGTTTCGCGGAAACGGAACGACGTTTGCCACTTGTTCGGCTGCTGGTAGAGCAGCCAGTAGAGCGAGTGATCCTTCGCAGGATCGGCACCGCCGTCCTTGCGGAGCCTCTTGACCTCAAGCGAAACCTGCGCCACGCCCTCCATCAGCACGCGCGCACAGCACAGAACCGCCGATACTTGAAGCGCCGTATGCTCGGTGACATTCTCGCCCGACTTCGACGGGCGCACAAAGAGGTTCCGGAGTATCGTTTCCGCGCTCACATCGGCGCGCGGCGCTCCGGCCAGTGTTCCGAACAAGCCACGCATCAGCCGACCACTCGCGCGGCCATGACCGCCGCGATTAGGAGCAGAATCCCACCGACGATGAAGCCGGCCGGAGCGTAAACGAGCCACGCCCCGTAGGCGATCAACCCGGCACCGCCGATGCCAGCGGCGTCGCACAGGAGAACGGGCAGCGCGCGGCCAAGAGCCGCGCCAATCTTCGCGAGGAGTCGCATTATCGTTGTCCCGTTCAGGCCGCCGTCGGCGTGTCCCAGAAGGATCGCGCCTCGCCGCCGAGTTCTCCGGTCGCGGCGCCGACCGCCATCGCGATCGTCACCATGCCGTCTATGCGTCCGCGCGAGTGCTTCTTGTCGAATGCGCGGTTTTTCTGCCCGTCTATCGTGATCGCGGCGTTCGCGGCGCACGAGTAGGTGACGGGCGAGGCGTCGATCGTGATCGTTTCCTGCAGGATTCGATCCTCAAGCCGCTCGATCGAGCGCGGCATGCAAAGCTGTTTATCCTCGAAGCGAACCTTTGTGCCCTGGGCGTGGCTCACGAGCTTGAGCCCCTGCCCTTCGGGCTTGTCCGGGCCTTCCCACTTCCACACCGGGAGGCCGGTTTCCTCGCAGGCAGAGATGAAATCGGCGATTCCGGCCGGATCGAAGGCGAGGAACTGAACGTCATGCTCGGCGACGAGCTTCGCCACTTCCGCGGCGACGAAACTCTTATCGATCACGGCCCCAGGAACGGCATTGAGGTGGCCTTGCTCGACCCACAGCGGATAGGGCGCGTTATCGGCCTTGGCGCGGTCCTCGAGGCCCTGTTTCGTCGTCCAATACCAAGTCTTTGCCCACAAATGCCCGTCGGCATCGATCCAAACGGCGGAAAGCGCCGTCAAATCGTTCTTCTGCGACAGGTCGAGCGAGAGCCAGCACTTGCAGCCCTTGAGATTCTCGACGTCGACCGTTCCTTGAACCGCCGACCACGCCTCCTCGGCGATCCAGAAATCGACAGAGCCGACCGGGATTCCGAAGTAGAGCCGCTTGACCGACATGGCCGTGGAGAGCAGCACGCGGGCGGTGTTGACCTCGCCCCGGATGTTCTCGACCGGAAAGGTTATGCCCAGCGCCGGCAGCGCCTTGGACCACGCCTTCTCGTTCTCGAAGATCGTCTCGCGGTCGGCTTTATCGACGCGGGCGATGAACGCGAACGCCTCGTCGTCGATAACCTCGCCCTTGGCGACCTTCTGATAAAATTCCGAGTAGTCAGTGCCGACGATCTGCGTCGTCGCTGGCGTGTTCGTGCCGAGGAGCATCAAGGCATCGCCCGGCATCTTCGCGATCGCGCGTTTCCACGTCTCGATCGAGTAGTTCGACTTGAACTCGTGGATCTCGTCCGCCAGCACCGCTGCGGGGCGCGGTC